CGGTAAAATTGAGCTCGACACACTCATGACAACATCATCGCCAAAGAAAACAGGGCGAACAAGGCGGTCATAGTGGTAATTGGTAGCAAGCTTGGGGTCATGAGTGCGAGCTAACTTGATGAAACAGTATCGATGTGCTGTATCATTGAGGAGATTGTTGAAATTTGTGGTTCCAAAGCACCCACTTGGGATGCTGGATTCAGATTGCCATAAAACATTGTGGGCCCGATGAGTAACAGATGAGACGCTCTTGAGAGCGTACTTTTGTAACTCCTTCAGGCGTGGTGAATTTAGCGGGTAAAATTGTTCGACTATTTCATTACAAATCATATCAACAGTTCGATGGGGGTGTGACCCATCAAAATTTCTAAAGTCTCCGGCTATGATGTTCTTGAGACCCTGAACGGTTAGAGTAGATACAAGCTTAGATACGTGATTGTGACTGTAGACATTCATGCCAACTGCAGACCCAGATGTTATAGGTCGAGATTCCATCATCTCCAACGCACCTCCAACTAGGCGCTTGAGAAATATCTGGGTGCGGACGTCAGCGAAAACTGAGAATATGCGTGTTTTAACAGCTTCGACTTTCTCCAGAGGGCGCGTTTCTGCCTTCGGCATATCGATCACAAGACTAGGGTGCAAAACACCTCTATCGAAATCTTTAAGGACGTCAGCTTCGTACTCGGCGTACTCAGCCACAAATTTTTCGTCTATTGTGCTAACATCAATTGGGGAGTGGTCAGACGCTGCGTCTAGCCATTCGGCAAGACAATCGCGAGCGCAGTTCTTGATTTCCATCCAATCCTTGTTAGTCTTGACTGGTGTCTGATAATTTTGTTGAATAATTTGTTTGAAAACACACCCAGGGGATGCGTCTGTGTTAAGTCCTGATCGGGAATGGTCCCCGATTCTTCCATAAATAGTCTCGTGAATTGATTTGATTCGTGATCGATCTACATCAAAGCAGGCCAATCGCATTCTGGCCACGGCTCCCTTGGCCGCTACAGCAGCAAGCTCGGGGTCGTGGGGTGACATTCGCTTCTTCCCCTTAACAATGCCAAGCTTAATTGGATCGAGAACAACGCCGTCGACAGTTTTGGGCTCTGTAATAGCGAGGCCTCGTGTTGGCTTATTGAACATGCCGTGAATCAAGCTAGGGAGCTTGGATGGACCCATACGAACAGTGGAACACGGGTCAACTCCGATAAATCGAAAGCTCTGCTCAGGTTTTTCGTTAACATACCGCTGGGTTCCCTCAGTTCGGAGGTGTCCAGCTTCTTCTATAAAATACTGACGAGCGCCGGGAGCTTTTTCCACGGCTTTCTTGAGCTCGTCGTAATCAGTTAGTGCAACAACTCCGGCATTAGTTTCAATTGCAGTGCCAGAGTAAACACCAACAATGCTTGCATGAGTTGCATCTGCGGCAATGACCACAGATCCGGAATCACCTGGATTACCAGCGTTAATAGTTACAACGTGAGAAGTTTGACCAACAGGGGTTTGATACATGATGCCTGTGAAAACAGGGTCGTGAGCGCTCAACAAGAAGTGGAGAGCACCATCTATAAGCTTGATTGTGAAACGGTATAGTATTGATTTTTCCAAATTAGGCCAGGAGTGAACTATAGATCGAAAGCCAGCAAAAGCGGCACCAAATTTCCCAGCACCGAAATGCATAAAGCAGACGTCGCGATAGTCTCCAGGTCCTTCGGTGGACGAATAGGAGACAACGAAGTCGTCTTTAGTTATTGGGACGCCGCTTTGGTTGAACTTGAATTTTAGGTATCCCGGGTCTGTTGTCTTCTCAAAATATCGAGCTATTCCATCGGCAACGTGCCGGCAGGTGATAGCAACTCGGTCGGAAATGAATGTTATAGAACCGAGGCTCTTACTGGAGGTTGGCCCGGTGAAGCACGCTGTTTGATTGGATACACGTGTGATGTAGTCAGCAGCGATGCGAGATGGTAAGTAATCCTCCTTAGGGCGTTTGCGAAATTCGTCGGGCGGTGCGACATTGTCACTTGACAAGACATCGAGAAGATCTCGTTTTCGAATTATCTCATCTTCCGACTCACCATGTAATTTTGTCATTGCGCCAACATGGACCGGTGTTCTACCGGGAACCAATGGAGGCATACTATTGCATGGGACGGGAGTCTCAACATGGTCGATAGGCGGAGCCTCACTACGCATGGATGATACGTGAGTCCATAAAGTTTTCATCCCTTTTATAGCTAGGAAGATACCTAAAAGAAGCCCACCGATCTTGGCAAGCTTAGCAGTCCAGTGACCAGATGTTAAAGCGCGGTAACCACGGTAGGTAGTACGGCGGAGCCAGAATAAAGCATCTGAAGCTGCTTCAGTGTAGGTAAGTGTTTTTCCAGTCAGCTTAGAAGCACTAGTGTGTGGATTGGCCTCAAGCCTATCAAGCGGTATGGGAGAAGATAAATTCCACCCAGCATTCGTGTCGTTCGATTTCAGCAGATTCCTAATTTCATCTTCGTCGGGAGCAGTTTCCATTGTCTGGAAGTTGTTCGAGGGGTGCGGGTACAAAAATCGCACACCATTAGCAGTGGTCTCTACGCCGGTCCATGTCATAATGGCCAATATGTCTCTAGCTGTATAGCAAAAAGCATGATGGTATTTTGAGCAGGAAGTATCGGCACAAAGAGTTGCGTAAGGACAAATTTGTCGGTCTCCAACTTTGGGTCGAATAACATGACTAGGAACATTAACTGCCCCAAGCATTTCGATTTGTTTCTCGGTGAGAGCAGGGGCGGAAGAAAAGTTTTTACGCCATGTGTCAGAGTAGCCCTCATCGGGATTCGGAATCACAGCACCAGTTAGGAAGCTGAAAACACCAGCTGGCAAAACACCCGGAATCCAGGTATCAGCACTGGCTTTATAAACTCGGTCGACATGCTCGATTTCTGTAATAGGAACAACAGGTTGGCCAGTGGTCTTAGAAACTGGGAACTGATACACCTTACCGGGGATAGCTCCTTTATACTGTGAGCCAGCACCGGTGAGATCTAACAATGTTCTACCGCGAACACACGTCATGACATCCTCCCCAAAGTTACGGGATCGAATTATTGGGAGGAGAACAGTATCGTGAACGTATCTGTGAGTTCTAGCTAAAGGATCGGAAGTATCAATATACAAGTCCCACGAATCGGCTCGGCGATCCAGGGAGATAATGAACTTATTTTTCAAGCTATGAGCTCTGTCAATATCGTCTTCGGTAATGTGGAAGTCGACAGTCTTACAATTCCCCTGCTCGTCTCGGCCAGAATAGTCGGCGAGAAGAGAAAGGAGTACAGTCATTCGGTCAGCAAGATCTTTAAGTGTGCTGAGTCTGAGCTCTTTACAGCTGAGCTTGGTGTTAATCTCATAAAGCTGGGCTTTGATCCCAGCGAACGCTTCCACTACAGGACGTTCCTCCACGGTGAATGCTCTTCCAAGGATAGAGCGCCAGAAATCGGTAATCAAAGCAACAGTCCTATTCCCAGGTGGTATTTGGGCTGCATCAGAGGACTTCAACTTTGTGGGTAATTTGTTTCCTTCAACTATTTCTTTCTGAGATTCGAGAATTGAGGCTTTCAATAGCTTAGTTAACTCGATATCCTCCATAACGGTGTTAAGTTCGTTCATGTGGGACTCAAGGGATTGAGTAATACAATTCCTAGAGTCGCGACTCCAAGTTGATGTGTCAACACCAAGATTGGACAACTCCGTTATGCGATCTTTGATGTTCTCATACAGTGTAGGAGGTGTGGTCTCATCTGAGTTCACCCGGGATAATAAAGCATCGAGTGAGACAGATTTAGGGGCACTAGTTGGTACAGGACCCAGCTCTTCTCCGGAAACAGGAGTCGCGAGTGATATGTCCTCTCCAGTGGTGTCAAGGACAGTTGTGCGTTGGTAGCGACCAAGGCGATCGCAAGGTACTCGCGATCGTTTCTCAAACGACTCTTTGTTCTCGCAAATTTTGAAGTAGATCTTTATGAATTCATCAAAATTGAATCGACGGCCTGGAATCTGAGTACGGCCGATATAAATTGTGGTAAGCGCTTCTCCAGATCTAGAACCATAAAATGTGAAATCAAAAGCGTTCATTGGAGCAGACAGCTGCGAAATGGCCTGCTCGTCACGGATGAACTTCTTCTTGTCAGAAGAAGTGTAGATCTTAAAAGCATCTCGTAACTCGACTTTAACAAAAGCATGAATGCGGTTATGAATAGCCGCCTCCTCTCGTGCGCCACCCTTACTGACGCGGGCATCAATCTTCTGTTGGTTCGTAGTTGCAATCAGATATTTCGACGAAAATGGTCGACCTTTATCACCAATAGCGGCCTGGTTAGTTATAGCCGTGAACGGAGAAACAGCGTGAATGAGATCACCAAAGAAAATATCTGGAACCTTCTCGTCAGCGTGATACTGACAGATGTCATCATACACTAGCAACATCTGGCCAGCATATCCAGTCATAAATTTATTGTCGCCCGCCATCGGACGACCATACACTTCATCGGTTCTAAATTGAGCAATCTCTGCATCAGTCGTTTTTCCTTCTCTAATAGCTATAGCACCAGCTATTTCACTCAATAAGGCTGTCTTGCCAACTCCAGACTCTCCTGAGAGCACCAGGCATGTGGGCACTCGGTCTTGTTGTTCGGGAGCAGACTGAATCATTGCAGCTACGTTAGCCTCAAGTCTAGATATTTCTGTGAATGATTGATCAAGAATTCGCTGAATTGCTGAAACGCTAGATCCGCCATCGTTATAGAGACGGATGGCTCGCATCAGAGCAGTTCTTAGGCCCCGGCCCTCGCGAACGAGGCGAGCTATTTCAGCATGGTAAGTCTTAACCATAGTAGGTGTCAAATCATTCAAAGCGGTCATGTTACTAGACTTTCCGGCAAAAGCCTCAATGAGCGGCTTATCGCTGGAAACAATCGACAGCTTCGACACAAGCCATTTCTTATCGGATTCGAGGCAAAATGAAACCTCGGAAACCCAATTCTCAATCTTCTTGGTGACAAGAGGTACATCGATCAGCGTGTCTGCGCCAGTGAGTTTGATAAAAAGGCGCCTGAATAAAGCAAAAATATGCTTCAAGACAGTCGAAACAACGCCAGCAATGGTGCTGACGAATGCAACGCGAACAGCAGACTTGGTCAATGTAGTAAGAGTCTTAAGAAAAGCATCCAGAAATGAGCGGTCCTCAACGCCAAATTTGCCGAAGATCCAAGAAACGACTCCATGAAACATGGCTGTAATGGAGTCAAGATAATCTAGAGCCTTCTTCTTGAATGTGGGCATTGTGGAGTACTCAACATCTTCAACTTCGGTGTTATTTTTAGGCTCTTGGAAAATGCCAAGGCTCTCGAAGAATCCATGCTCAGTAGTCGGAATCGTAACAGGGACATCTTTTCCTAAAATGGAGAAACCCGATCGAGATAGAATTGACCAGGTTAAGGCCGCGGTAGCAGCCAAATAGGGGCTTAAGCCCCCTGCAGACCACTTGGGCAACTGCATCAACAGAACAATAGCAGAGTGAGTCACCCACTTGTCTGGAGACGCGATCGAATGGGCCACGCACTCCATAAGGGGCATAACAACATTCTCAGGGTCTGATACGAAATCTTTGACAGACTCTTTGGTTGGTATGATCCCATCGATCTTTTCTATCAATGCTGAAGCTTTCTCAGCTACAGCGTCAATTTTTGTCATAGGAGAAAATTTCTCCTTTAGGTAATCGATAGGACCATGGAATTCGACCCGAGCCTTCTTGGCGGCTCGATGATTAAACTTCTTAGTTCGGTAACGCATACTAAGAGATTGTAGAACTTTAAATAGGACAACCCCACGATGGGTGTCGGACTTTGCAACGTCGTGACCAATGAGGAAAAAGCAGCCATCAAATCGAAACTCGTAATACTGCTTCGATCTAGGCCTAACATCCATCCATAGGTAGTAAGGTCCGGTGGACGTGGTGGACATTGCAAGTCTAATGAGCACAGATAACCGCTGGATAGTAGAGCGGCGCTGGCTTAAATAATTGTCATCTGGTATCTGGGGATCGCTAGGTATTACAAGCTTACCCATACTACAGATATGATGTTCATGCGCCGTAGCAGAATTAACGGCATAGATCGAGAAGAGCCTAGACATAAATGCATCCTTCCGGAGCCAAGGCTCGATACCAGTCACCTGGTTAAGTATGACATACGCGTGGTGGGGGTTGTTAATTCCCAGCACATGACACAAGGACGACACCTCTCTCACATGAGGGATATATTGCCTATCACTCTCAAGTTGGTTAAGAAGACCAACAGCCCTTCGAACTGATTCTGCGGCACTCCACGCCTTACGAGGCGTATAATGCTGCATGTGATCGTATAACTCAGCCAGTAGAGTTGAATTAACAGGACGAGTTGTAATATCAGTAAAGGACTCGTGAGAAACATGATATGGACAATCGTTAACACGGAGAGCAGGACGTCCCGTTGAAGTCCAGGCGGGCTCGCTGCTTCCACCATATCGATTATAGTAGAAGCATAGCTCAACGCCAGGTTTCGGAGGAACGAAAGCGCGTCCCTCAGGTGCCATTGTAATATCTGAAACAGCTGATGGATCATTGTCAAATGGGTTCATGCTAAAGCGCGCTGTATGAATTTTCGTAAGTTGTATCTGGGGTTTAAGTAACGGTTGCCAAGACCCGCATTTGATTAACTTCTTCTCAGCTAAATCGAAGACTGAAGAGAGAGCCCTCGCTAGGTTGTTACCGTCCTCAAATGAGGTCCCTCGTAGCCGCCCAAGGCTTACGGGGCAATGGTAACTCGCATACATGCGGGTCCCAAGTCAGGTATAACGACAGTCGCCGAAGGTCGGCGCCTATAGCCGGCATGACACGCCGACTGGCGACGCCCCCCCCCCAACTAGGAGCACGGTGGCAGATGGTAAAGTTTTTATAGAGCGCCACTCCGATTAGAAAGACCTGAACCAGCCGAACATATTCTTCAAAGAACATTCCGCCTGATGAGTTTGGCAAGCGTATTGCCGGACACATACAGCCGCTAATAACAGCCGCACTGTACTGATATATTTAGATCTAACATGCACCAAATCGTCATCACAAATCGCCATGTTCCCATAAAGGGCCTCAGTGTGAATTAAAAATGGGAGAGGTTAAACATAGTCCCAGCTCAGAAGCTTCCCTCACCAGTTGGAGATACATAATAAAGCATATGTTAGGTTTTATCATTACTGCCTCACTATCGGAACCTCTAGTTTAAAAATTTTGTAGATTTTTATTGCGCATCTCCAGTGGAGATGAATATCGCTAAATTGTTTTTGTAAGGATTAGTAAGCATAGAAATAAAATTAATAACGAAAATGGAACAAATAAAACAATGTTAAGGCAAACTACAAAGCCAATCCATCACGAAATAATATATACAAACTAATCAAAAATACAAGTAAAATAAATAAAACGTTTAGTAAAGTACATTAAAATATAGAAATTATCCTCAAAACGGATAAGAGGGGTGTG